TAGACTGAGCCGTCCGCCGGACGCCTTCGGATGTAGACCGGGACGCCGTTGCAAACCCAATCGAGCGCACGCGGGCTCATTGTCGGACTGTGTCTCATTGCATGATCTCCCGGAGAACCGCGTTCTCTTCGGCCTTGCTGAGCTTCGGATACAGCTTGCTGATCTCGGTCCTTGGCGCACGCTGGGTGAGCAGCCGCACCTTGCCACTCTGGGTCACGTGTCGTCGTCCGCACTGACATGTATGTAAGAGATCGTCGCTCCAGTGCCCATAGACGTAAGCCGAGAACCGATGCTGCTCACCGCACTCGCACGTGAAGCCTTGTGGTAGCTTTTTGGGTTTTGGCGTCATCGTGTATCCTTGCAAGGCCAGAGCAGGTTGTCAACAGTGCGACCGTGCCAGCACTCCGGCGAAGGCGGGGCAGGATACCGCATGACATAGCCGAGTGTGCCAAGCTCAATCCCGATGATGACGAGCACGAGGGTAAGGACTTTCACTGCCAATGGCTCCAGACTTGCCACGCCTGCGAGATGCAGTCGTAGATCGGCTCGTGCGGCACGCCCGGGATGTCGAGCGCGTGACCGATGAGCACGATGCGCGTCGCTGGCGTTTCTTTCACAAAGGTCCGCATGTCGCGCGGAGCTTGATAGTGCCAGAGATTACCGACGCTGTTGTCGCCGAGTTGATTGTTGAGTTCTTCGAGATTGGATAAATCGAATTGCGTTCCGTTGGCCCAGACGCGAGTGGCGCTCTTGCAGAACATTTTCACCGACTGGCAGACAGCGGCGAGGTTCGTGCGCCCGCCTTCGGCAGTCCAGTGCGCGCTCGCCTCGGGCTTCTGATCCCGCCAGAATTTTTGAGTTCCCTTGCTGACCTCCCGACCGAGCGCGAGTTGCTGCTCAAGATTGGGAAGAATGAGATCGCAAGCACCGAGCACCAACCCGTCAAGCGGGCTCGGGTCAAACTCAATCATACCGACCGACAGGATCAGCGAGTTGTGCTTGCTGAGCGACATGGTTTCGATATCGATCATCACGTGATCGAATGTATGCGGCGGTGAGACCGGCTCATGGAACGCGGCGAGCGTCGGATCAGAATGGGATGTCATCGTCGTTCTCCAGAGGCAGCTTAAGCGTTTGATAGAGCGCGGCACGTCGCCGAGCGATTGCGATGCTATGTGGAAAGCCGATTGGCTTCCGCGTCACATCCACTTGGCAAACCGTATAGCCAGAAAGAAACGCCTTTGTCAACCATCGGCTGATCAAGTGCGGGTTCATCAATTCGATGCCCACGTGTTTCTTTTTCGACCAGTCGAACGCCAGCGGGCAGGCGAGATAGCCCGGACCGCCGATGTCGTGATCGATCATGAACCGATATGGCCTGTCAGTGAGCGACATGCACTTGTCGGTCAGCAGCTTCGCGACCGTGATGTCCGGCACGGCTGGCCCGATCTCCAAAAGCATTCGGCTGGCGTTTTTCATCGCGGTCTCGTGCACGAGGACGGAGAACCGCACGAGCCATCACACGTCGAGCACCGCTTCAGCGTGCGCGGATCATAGCCCTTGCGAATGATGTCGGCGACCACGTCGAACGCGTGCGCGACGTGCTCCATATCCTGCGCGGCCTTCTCCCACTTCGGCACGACGCGCATATACTTCCTGAATGGTGGCCAGATCGCGCGAATGGTATAGACCCCTTGACCCCTAAGCTTCGCCGCGCTCTCGCGTGCGATATTGGCGCGCATGGTGACGAGTTGCGCGCATCGCTCGACCTCATCGGCACGGGCGTCACGAAGCTGGCTATAGGCATTGGCCTCGGCGTCGTCCATCAGTGAAATCCTCCGGCTCGCAGGATGTTGATCGCGCCCATCACGAAGATCGCAGTGATGCTCAGCATCAGGGCCATGGCGCAGAGCCCGCCGATGAAGAGAAACAGTTTGACGAACCAATCATTGGGCACGGTTGCACCTCTTGTCCTTGCGGAGGCATGAGTTGATCGGCAGGAAGTAGAAGTCATTGCCCATCTTCGAGTGACACTCGCAGCAAAAGAATTCGCTGTCATATGGGCTCTCCAGCGGCGGCTCGCGCTGCTCACTGCCCGGGATCAAAAACTTTCTGCCGTCGTCCGTGACGAACGTCTTCATCGGATTACTCATCGAGGTCCACTCCAGAGGTGACGAGTGAGCGTCTCACGTCCGCGATCTCTTTGTCAAGCAGGGCGATGATGGCCTTACGGACATCCGCGAGGCATGTCAGATCGGCGATTGCGTAGTGCCTGCCCTCCGCCGCGACCGAGCACGTGACGCTCTCGTATTGCGCCGCATCGCGGGCCGCCTCCAGCTTGCGGAGCCGCCCGACGAGTTCACCGGCCTTGTCGAATGCTGATAGTCTCATCATCATGAATTGCTCCGTTTGAGTGGCAACAGCGCGCCCATACTACTGATCCAATTCTTGACCTCGGGGTCTGCGAGTAACGTGTCCAACGCGAGCAGATCAAGGTTGTGACCGCTCGGGCTGCGCGCCTCGTCGCAATGAACGACGATAGAGCCCAGCTTGCAAAGCAGAGGCAGCGATGGCTCTGTGAAGTTCATGACGTGTGCTCCGTCCACCAAACCGCAATCGCGCGAGCCTGCTCGTGATCGCTCATGATCTCGTCGTGGATCACAGTGCAGCCGATGCTCTTCGCGAAGCGAATGAAGTCATCATAGAGTTTGTCCGCTCGCCACGCTTGCTGACGCAGCGCCGCGAGATCAACGCGCATCGCGGGCTGCCGTGCGGGTCGTGGGGGTTCGTGCCAATCGACGGTCATGGCGCGTACCCCGGGGCGGGAATGCAGATGTGCTTGTGATAGCCATCAACAGCATCGAACAGCTTTCCAGCGGCCTCGCACCCTGCGATGTCACTGTATAGGCCCGGGACGACCGCGAGCGTGTTACCGCCGTAGATGTGGCTCAACAGGATCAGAACGAACATCACCCTACCTCGCTTTTGCGATCAAGCGGGCCTAGCTCTTGCTCGGCCTGCCAGATCGCGCGACTGATTGCATACTGGAGATCGCGAAGCTCGCGATGATCGAACGACCCGAGGCTATGGGCCGCAACGCCGCGACTGGGATGGCGCTTCACGTTGATCCAGCACGGCCACGGGCGGGAGACTTCGATCTCAAACTTTCCGACACGGATGTCCATCACTGCCTCGTCTCGTATGAGAAGCTACCGACGAGCGCGCCCACAAAGAACGCTAGGCCCGCGTCACCGCCGACCGTGAGCCAGAGGACCACGGGTCCTGCCAAGGTGATGAAGAGCCGGATGGGCGATTTGATTGTGAACATAGCTCAATCCTCTTTGTCGTCGCCCCACATCTCGGCGGCTTCCACTATCTGACGCAACGCTGAGACCGGGATGGCCTTGCGCTCGGCGGCGCGTGCGAAGCGCCTGCCCAAATCTTTTCTGATGTCGCTCACCTTGTCAGTCTTGCGCGTCATCACGTATCCTTCTCTCCCAATAGGCCAGCGTCGCTTGCCAGCCGATAACCACGAACCAATTCTTGCAGGATGACTGGCGACACATGCTGCAACAGCCGTGCGATGTCACTCGCGAGCGGCAGGTTCAGTATCGGACCCACACGCTGATGCGTCACCCAACCTAAGTCGCGGGCAATAAGGTCAAGCTTTCCATTCGCGATAATCATGGCTTCGTTTCCGTGTTGATCGCACGTAACACCGACCGCACGGCCTCGTCAAGTACCTCCTGCGCCAATTTGTAGTCGTAGGCGTAGATGTCATTGCCATGCTTAACGATGCCGTCCGGGCCGCGCAGTCCGCCCTCAAAGAGGTCGCCGCCGATATGATAGTGTCCGCTCATCACGGGCTCGATCTCTTCCATCATGCTTGCGCATTGGTCCATGACTGACGCGCGACACGCGATGTCCACTGTGATCGGGAATTGCTTTAGCTTGCGTGCTCGCTTTCGCTTGCTCATTTGTCTTCCTTCTCTGGCGTGGTCGCGCGCAGCTTGCTGACTTTGACCGGCTCCGTCATTGATCAAAATCCTGTTGCTGTATCGAAGCCATCAAAATCCCATGTCTGTGAGTTCGTCGTCCGTGTGGACCCGGCGAACTGTGATCGTCCCCGTGATCATGTCCATCTTGGTGCGGAGCTTACGGGCGCGGGTCCGGCCAAAGTGGTCCACTGCGTTGGACACCCTTCTTCCAAACTCAACATTTGTCAAGTCCGCAGGCTTCTCAAGCTTGACCGTGTCACCGTGATTAAGCTCCGCGATCTCGCGCGCTACGCCGCGATATTTCTTCCTCGGCATTGCAGGCTCCTTGTGTGCATTTGTCTGAGTTAACAGGCTCTGAGGGGCCTATAATGCACTTTTTCGCCCTTGTCAACCTCACTTTTCATTGGACGTTTCCTTCTAACATCAATGACTTAGCAAGAGCGATTTTGACCTCGGTTTTCATGGTTTTGCCGCTTTTGAGGCTTCGAGCGTTGGGGCCGGGATCGGGCTCTACAGCACGTAACCTATTGCGTATGCAGCGAGATCGCCTCTGCGCGTGGCCTAGTTGCCCTCTTCTATCGTACTCAGCTTTCTCACCTGCGTACTCAAGACCCCCCTCCTATAAGCCTTTGATAACATACACAATACTCACCAACTCAGCTTTCTCACTACTTTTATCTTAGAGAGAGAGAGTTGTTATATTATAGGAACAGTGATCTAGGGTGAGAAAGCTGAGAACACTATTTTGTGGGCTTTGGTTAAGGTGGCGCTTCGCCCCCTATTCGAGGCAGGGAGGGGGCAATTAACCTTAATCGTTAGGGTTAACAGGCGCGCTAGGCTATTAACCTCAATTGTGGCCTGTTAACCATGCTATATGACCTATAAACCCTTGATTAACCTTACCTATTAGCGTTAATAGCACCCTCCCATGCCCCTATTAGGCTGTCAACACTACTATACTACCTATTGTCATTAACCTAAATTGTTTACGTTAACGCCACATGCCCTATCCCTGTGATGCGAGGGTATCATTCTTGTTAACCATGATTGCGATTAACGTTAACAATTAACCTTAATCGCGATTAAGCCTTGACACAACCCAGAGGATGTGCTACCCTGCAATGCACGCGAGATACGGGGTAGTAACCCTAACGCGCGACCGAGGGCGATTTTGCTATGGCCCCTAGCGTCCACACACTTCCTCCGATTTGGATCAAAATTCAGAAAAATAAAAATATGGAATTAGGAAAAATCCCTTGACACCTCGCCAGCGGGCAATTAGACAAATGCCACACGTCCACCCCTCACGAGGCTCGACAATGCGAAACCGAACAGCCGAACAGATTGAAGCCCGCACCGAGGCCGTCATGCGTCTGCGCGAAGCGACCATCCGATATGAAGCCAGCGGCAACGAAGAGCTTGCGGAAATTTTCCGCGAGCTTCACGCCGAGGCGCTGGAGGCGTTGCAGAACGCGCTCGATCTCTATCGCGGACAGGTGCCGAACACCATCGACCCCTACGTCATGATGGCGCACGCGGCGCGGAAGACCACGCACATCGTGGTCGGCGATCACACCCCCGAGGTCCGAACGGACCACGGGTCGGAGCCGCGCACGTGATTATCTTGATCGGGATCGAAGCGCTGTTGCTCATAGGGCTGTTGCTCTTCGCGTTCGGCGTCGCCAACATCATCATCGTTGGAGGCAAGTCATGACCGCGCGCTACGTTGGCACGATCTACATCCAGTGCGACGACGGTGACGAGGTCGCGACAGTGACGTGCCGAGACCGAAAAGAGTTTCGCGAGATCGCGGAGGGCGCAGCGATCACACTCGACGAGCCCGTCCTGTTCGCCGACAACGTCGCGCTCATCGGCTACGTTGAGTGGCCACAATGAACCTCAACATCGTGACCATGAGCAGCGCGCTCGCGGGCGCAGTCATAGCCGGGCTCACCGGGCATCTCTGGATGGCCCTCTCTCCATCTCAACGCTACGCGATCTTGATGATGCACGCGTCCAACGGCATCAGCTACGACGACCAGCGTGACCGCACGATGATGGCTTTGCAACGCCGAGGTCTCGTGCGGTTTCAGCGTCGAGCGAAGTACGGGCGCAATTGCTGGCATCTAACCGAGGCCGGGACCGGCGAGGCGGCGAGGCGTCTCGCGCAGAAGGCGCGGCTGGCGAAGAGCGACGAGCGGGCGCTGCTCAGGGAGATCATGCGATGACCCATCGCGAGAAGAGCCTGACCCCGTGGATACTGCCGGACGGCTTCGTGCCAACGTTCCTATCGCCCAGCGTCTACGACGCGGCGGCGGCGCAGGGCTGCGACATGAAATGGTTCGTGCGACAGGAGCCCATCCCGCGCAGCGAGCGCTTCCCCGGCATCCCCGGGAGCCTCACGCCAGACCCGGCGCACACCACGAGGCGCGGCAACCCTAAGAAGCACCGCGATGATCGCGGATGCAGCGGCATGTGCATGCTCGGCCTCGGCGGCAAGTGCGTGGCGTGCAGCGAGGATGACATGACATGAGCACCCGGCCCCTGCAACCATCCGACAAGTATCTCGGCGACGGCCTCTATGCCACGCACGACGGATTTCAATTCGAAATCCTTCGCGCACAACGGCCTCGCGAAAACGAACCGCGTGTTCATGGAGCCGGACGTGCTGTCCGCCTTCCTGCGCTACGTCAAGGAAGTGGAGACAAGCGCATGACTGGAAGACCATCAAACCAAGACCGACAGGAAGCAATCGAGTTCGGGTTCAAGACCTACACGGGCGCGACGCACGTGAAGTGTGGCACCAACATCCGCTACACCAAGGGCGGCAGTTGCGTGCACTGTGCGCGCGTGATCGCGACCGAGCAGCGGGAAGCGCGCAAGTATCTGCTCTCAAGCGGTGCACTTGACAAGCCCGAGGAAATGGTTTTAGAAGAGACGGATGACGCCGAAGCCCGCAGTCAGGCAGCGGTTGACGATATGATGTGATGAAGCTCGGCCATGTGGCCGGGTATGCCATGGAGCAATCACGATGCCTCGCCCTTCTCGCACGCCGAACCAGATCGCGATAGACTGCACGCGTAATCAAAATCTGATCGACTGTTTTCTCAGCGGACAGATTTCGTCGCAACAGTGGGAGCACCATCTCGCTGACGAGCCCGGACTACAGACCGCATGGGAGAGACGGCCCTACAAGCTTAGCGACGGCACGGATATTTCGCGCAAGACCGTTGATCAGATCAAGGCCGCGCAACAGCGGGCTGATCTCGCTTTCCTCGACAAAGCGCGCACGCGCTCCCCGAAGTATCCCACGCTCGACGAGGCATTGCGTCGTCGGCAGATGCGACGCGAAGCTCTCGCGGCCCGCGTGCTGCTCGGCCTCGTGCCGCTCGGCATCATCGGCTCCATCTGGAACAGCATAGGCTGGATCATCGCCGGGTTCGCGTTCCTCGGCTTCGTCCTCACGTGCTTCATCGCGGGCGACCGTGTCCCGCACAACGGGAGCCGTCATGGTAGCATTCATGGCCAACCCACTCGGGACTGTTTCCGGTATTGTCCTTTCGCTTACTTCTTTCGCAGCCTTCGCAACGGTGCACTGCATCCGTGTCAATCGACGACGGCGGGCGCAGCACAAGAAGCAGGAGCTTTGCTAGTGGTCCTCCCAGATAGATTTGACCTTGCGGAGCAACTCCGCCGCGCGGCGCATGACAGACGCATCGCGAGGAAGTACGAGACCAAGCGCGACCGTTATGACAGACGCCTGCCACTATGGTTTCTGGCCTTTGGGATCGCGATCCTCACTCTCGGAATATTTCTAGCATCATGGGCGACGCCAAGATGGCTGATGTGACTGATTTCAAATGCGATGTCTGCAATGACAATAAGCGCATCCGGCTGCCGACGATGCGGCGGCTTGAGTGCACCGCCAGTCAGCTTGATGACACGCCAATCTCCGCGACGGACCCGGGCTGGAAAGAATTCGACTGCCCGCAGTGCGTGCCGCTCGTGCCGTACCGGCGCGTGCGCGCGCTCTCGCTCGTCACCAAATATCCGGCGGACGATTTCGGCAAGTATCAGATGCCCATCGAGCGTTCGCTCGCGGCGCGTTTCGGCGAATACCTGTTGCGTGAGGGGCTACTCAGGTTCGTGCACTCGGGCTCGGCTGACATGGGCACGCCATCGGACAAGATCACCGTGACCGCTCGCCTTGGGGTAGTATCGCGCGAAGATACGTTGAAGAGCGGAGCCGTGCCAGAAGTGGCGCTGGCCGTCTCGCCGAAGATACCTCAGAAGCTGACGCGTCAGGAGCGGGACCGGCTGGACAGGATTTCGCCTCGTGCCGTGGCGTGGAAGCCGCCGCCGCTGCCCGGGGAGCGGAGCGAGGATGTGATAACCGATGAGTTCGACGAGCCGAAGACCGCGCTCGCGAACCGCTTCTCGGGGCTGGAGATATGACACACGACATTTTTTGCAAGGGCGTGAGGCTTGACGACCATCACGCGGATTGTGCTTTACGCTCGACGACAAGCCGCACGCGGCCTTCCGTGATGGCCTTCCGGCAGTGCGGTGGTTTCCAGTATCGACAATCAGGAGCGTGACATGACCGCTTGGCAAATCGCATCGCTCCCCCAGGCGTTCATTGACCGGTGCGAGCCGCACTGCACCGCGTGGGTGCAGGCGACCGCGTCTCTCTGGGGCATGTCGAGCAGCCACGATCTCGACGAGCCGGTATGTCTGAGCGATGAGGTCCCCGTGCGACTGCGGTGGGACGGTGATGTGACTGTCGCCGACCGCCCGCTCTCGCTGACTACTACACGCGCAGCGACGCACATCGCGATCCGCTACTACTTCAAGAACGGGGAGTTCATAGAGGCGGACCTCATCGGTGTCCCGCATCTCAACTTCGGCGAGACAGCCAACATCGACTGGAGACCACTGACATGATCGTCAAACGCAATCGCCCCGAGCGTGGTATCTTCTATGCGATCTGGCCGAGACGGACGCTGGTCGGCTGGGCCTGCTTCGAATGGCTGCACTTCGAGTGGGTCGAAGGCTGGGGCTGGGGCAGCAGCGGGTTCTATCGCTACGCGCGTTACATCCCGGAGGCCCGCTACGACGCGGGCGAGCGCCGCCAGTTTTGAATGGAGGACTGAAATGGATTTGAACAGCGCCACTCATACATGCCAGTGCGGCGGCTTCGTCCGAGACGACGCGACCATGTCGCCCGGCTGGAGCATGCGCTGGGTCGCCGCCGAGAAGCTGCTCTACTACTTCGACCCGAGAGGCGAGAGGCGACACAAGGTTCAATTCAGCGACGCTCAACGCGCATCCTATCAGTGGCGAACTACACTCGACGGACAATAAGAAAGGAACGACGATGTCTCCCTACACCATTATCGGCTTGGCATTTCTCGCGGTCCTTGCGACCACGATCCTCGCGCTTTCGATGAGCCCACGCCCTCGTAAGCGAGAGCGTGAGGTCGAGCGCGCGACTGCGGGTGACGGCTATCACTACAAGCGCAACATGACCTTTGAGAAGATCAAGCGCGAGATGGACCCGAAGCCTGCGCCGTTCGGCAAACGCACGAAGCCTCCGCTCACGCCACGCGAGACCGACAGGCTCGTTGATGTTCACGATGATCTTCGAGAGCGTGACTACGGCAGGCGTGATCCCCTGAGCGACCCCGACAGCTTCAAGGGGCCAAAGTAAAATGCGGACCAGCGCCGTCCCGGTCCTTGACAAGGACGGAGAGGTCGTGCTCTACGACATATTCATCGATAACGAGTGGCACGGCTCCCGCCGGTTGCTGCGCTATGCAGAGGACTACATCAATGGCCACATCAGCAGAACAGTTGATCCTGCGGGGATTGCACCTCGTGATCCGGGCGTGCTTCTCGCCTAATGATCCGGTCGATCAGGCGAAGCATTTCGCCGCGATGACGCAGGACATCGGCCCATGGCTTACCGACTACGCCGCCGAGATCGAGAAGCCCGCCATAGACTTCACGCTCGACTTCACGGCGAAGCCGGAGGGCGACGGAGAAGGCGGGCTCCAGCAGTGATGGACCTCGTCACCCTCTTATCGGAAATCCCGGACGGACGTGAACTCAGCCTGTCGCGCAAGCCCGAGGGCATCCTCATCCAAATCGATGACTACGATAAGGGGACGCACGCTCGCAAGCTGATACCCTGCGCGGATGTCGCTCGCGCCGTGGACTTCGACAAGCTCTTCATCAATCGGCTCCGCCTCGTCAACGCGATGCTGGACCACGAAATAAAGGACCGGCCCCATGGCTAAGACACGTCGCACGAAACAGAACCGCTCGCCCGGGCGGCCCTTCCGCAACGCCAAGGCCTTCGTCGCCGAGAAGGGTGACAAAGTCGCCGTCGCGGGCGCGCGCGGGCGGACCAAAGTCGTCCGCGTCACGAACGATGATGGCAAGAGGGTCACCTCGGTCCGCTCAGTCGAGATCGTGCCCCAAGTCGCGGCGAAGCCGGTCGGCGACCGCAAGCCCATTGGTGTCTTCGTGGGTCGTCAGTACACGGGCGTCGCGCGCAGCAAGCCCTACCCATATCGCAGCGTCAAGCGGGGCGGCCCTCCGGCGGTTGCGCCGGTCGGCCTGATGGCGCGGGCCGCGAAAGCGGTCAAGCGCGTCATTGTCCGCGACGCGGCTGAATAACGGCTTGATTGTGAAAAATAGGCCCGCGAAAAATTCAGCGAAGAAGTTTCCCAGAAGCGGTGGACGAAGTCCGGCTTACCGAACGCCTTGACAGCGGCCCAGTAGCGGTCATCCTTGAAGCCGACGAAGTGAAACATGGTGTTCCCGGTTCAATACATGAAAAAGATTTTGCCACTGACAACGTAGAGATCGATCTCGTGACGCTCGCACGCCTTGCTCAGTGCGTCACCTAGACCGTTCGCTTCTAGCATCTGGCGATCCCAGAACCCTACGCCATGCCCATTTCGCGTCGGACCCGCTACCGGGTCGGGCTAACAAGCGAGCCCGACGCGAGCAACGTCTCATGGCGGTGATCAACGCCGCTATCGAGCAACATGGAGAGCACTGAGATGAAACGCACGATCCTCGCCGCTGTCGCGGCGCTCGCGCTGACCACGTCGGCCAGCGCGCTCGAAATCACTATCCGCCACGCGCCCACGATCCTGTTCACACCGGGCTCGGCGGCGCGTATCATCAACATCCCGGGGCCGGTCGGCATCGTCGAGCAGAAAGAGCACGACGCGGCCATTGCCCGGTGGACGGATCACTGCAAGCCGACCGAGCATGTCGGCGAGTATGGCGTGATCCATCTGACCTACGCGCACCCCGGCTGCGAATTTGGAGAAGGCGAGTGACCATCAGTCCAAAAGTTATCGGCGTCGCCTTCGTGGCGACGCTGCTAGTCCTAGTCATATTTGGAGGGCACTGACCATGGCCGACCTGTTCAAGGGTCCCTTGTGGACGATCCCGCGCTACCCCGGCGACTGTGTTCGGAGCCAGTTGCTCCGGCGCGGCGACGAGATGGGCGAGGTTTGCCTTCAACTCTATGAGACGTTCGCGACGGCATGTTCACTCTTGCCCGGCAGCAATGTAAGCTCGTGCGGCGACACTCCGAAGACATGGCCGGAGAAATCGCAAACGGTGCATTCCAGTCAGGCCGCCGACGAGGCGTTTGACAGACTGCTCGGCGAGGCGTATGCCGACGGCTGGCAGAACTACGATCCAGAGGGCGGCGTCACCATCGATTGGATGACCGGAAGGGAGAGTGATGGCTAACCTGTTCAAGGAAGCGAAACGTGGCAAGCACAGACCGCGCGTCCTCAACGGCAGCCTCTCGACCGGACAGACGGTCGAGTGGATGCCGCCAGACGACAGCGGCATGTGCACTGCCCGGCAGCTACTTCACACGCTCGACGTTTGGTCCGGCTCTGGCGAAGGCCGCGTCGAGTATCAGGTTCAATTAACCGACGACGAAATGATCCGCGTCACGAGCGAATGGCTTGTGAACTTCCATCATCAGCAGCAACAGAGGACCCGTGATGCCCAGCGCAAACCTAAGCCTTGACGACGTGCTCCGCGACATCGCGGCGCGCGGCGAACTCAGTCACATTTCGCTCGCGCCGTCTCAGAACGGAAAGCTCTGGCGCGCGTCGTTCGCGATGTGCTCGCATTGGGGCGTCTCGTTTGCCGAGGACGCGGACCCGGCGAAGGCGCTCATCCTCGCCTGCACCTCGGCGAAGCTCAAGAAGCCGAGGACCACGATCACTTTGAAGCCGGAACCTGAGCCGCCAGCGGAGGCGGAGGACCCGGTTGCCGACCTCATGTAGTTTTGTCAGTTGTTCCGCGAGCCGGGATCGGCTAAGTTCAACGACCATTCCGACTGGAGCGCACACCATGGCCAAGCTCAAAGCAAAGACCCGCAACAAATTTCCTGCATCCAAATTCGGCCTACCCGGTGCGAAGGGAAGCGGCAAGGCCAAGGGCAAGTACCCGATGCCTGACAAATCCCACGCGGCTGACGCGGAGGGCCGCGCGACCCAGATGGTCGCCAAGGGTAAGCTTTCCCCCGTGCAGGCCGCGAAGATCAGACACAAGGCTGCTGCTGTTCTCGGCAAGCACGATAGCGCCTATCACAATCAGGGCTGAGGTCCATGAAAGACGCACTAGGACATGGCAGCAATTCGCGACTAGGACCGAACGGCAAAAGCATCATGCCGAGCCGCCCGTTCCGTGAGAGCGACGCGGCTGCGGCTGCCGCGCTTGCGAACGGACCGAAGTCGGCTCCCGCTCCAGTTCATGATAGCATGGCCCCCCGCACCTTTGGCGGCGACAATCCGGGCATAAAAGCCTTCGCGCCATCGCGCTTCGGCAAGCTCGTATCTGAGTTCGCGAAGTCCTCAAGCGGCGAGGGCATGGTGCCCAAGGCCCTCGAAGACTTCGACTTCCGTGAGAAAGGCCCGGCTGAGATTGGGAACACCATGAAGGATGTCGCAGCAAGTATGCACGAGGGCAAGCTCGACTTGCACTCGCTTGTCCACTTCGCGCACTTCCTCGGCTTCCTCGGCTTCCTCGCCGTGATCGACTGGATTGCGTTGGGACTGGGAGCGAAATAGATGAAAGATGCGTTGGGACACGGAAGCAACTCGACGGGGCGCGGGCCGTACCTTCGACCTGATGGTCGTAGCATTCTGCCAACTGTTCCTGCTCGTGGCGGTGATGGGCATCCTGTTTCGGATGAGGCGGCAGCGCAGGCCCTGATGACGAAGTCGGCAGCGGCTCCAGTTCATTCAGCATTCGGACAGCGCGCCGTGGCTCCGGCGGCGAAGCCCGCGCGCCATCCGGTCGAAATATATCGGGGCAACCCGCTATGAGCAAACCACGCAAGGGGCAAAACGAAGCAGCGGATGCACTTCGCTACGGTAGCAAGTCTGGCACGGTGCCAACGCACGATGCAATGGACAACGGGCCAGACGAAGACGATCCCGATCCGAACGGCGACTGGGAAGACGAAGACTGGGACGCCTACGATCAAAGGAACTAAGTGATGGCAAAAGACGCACTAGGACATGGCAGCAACGGGCATGGCGGCGTCATTCAGCCCGTGCCGGGCTCGCTCACTCGACGCGGCAACCCAGTGAACAACGTGGCTGCGGCTGCCGAGCTTTCGGGCGGCGGCGCAAAGTCGGCGGCGGCTCCGGTTCATGACAGCATGACCGGTCCATCGCTCATGTCGGGCGCAATTCACGGCGGACCCGGGTTGGCGGCGCAGGCCAATGCAGATCACTACCGGGGCGTAGCGGGCTGGGTAAAGGACTATCAGACGGCCCGAACGGCTGGCAATGTTAAACTGGCCAAAAGCATTCGCAATAATATCGACGCCGCAGTCAGCAAGCACGGACTGGATAGGACGCGTGTCTATGGTAAAGGACCCTGACGCGTGATGGTCGGTCAGAGAGTTTCAAAGCCGACGCACTCCATGGGCGTCACCATCGCCGTGCCGCATACGAGCTTCACGCCAACGCCGACGATGTCGCCGCTGGAGATCGCGTTTCACAAGGGCCGGGAGGCCAAGCGCCTCGGGCGTCCGGCAGAGAACCCGCATAACGATCTGTTAACCCCAAATCACGGAGCCCTTGCGGCGGAGTGGGACCGGGGCTATAACGTATAGCGAGAGGCGATCATGAAAGACCCACTAGGCCACGGCAGTAACGGGCGCGGAGCTTTCAAGGCTCCGACGCATCAGTTCATGGTCGAGAAGCACATCGCTTTTCATGGCCAGACTGCCGCCGGGCAGAAGGTCACCACGACTGGTAACATCTGGCAGAAGGTTGGCGGCGGTCGCCGAGCGGTCGCTGAGAAGCTCGCGCAGTTCGCGCGGGTCGATAACCCCAACTCGCGAGTGAGGATCAGATGAAAGACGCCCTCGGCCACGGCAGCAACGCGCACAATCGGGGCATTGACGCGCTTGCGCGCCCCGTCCCCGTCCACCCGAATGTGTTGCGCGTGATCCAGAAAAACCCTTGGGGCGCGAGCGTCAAGCCGCAGACAGGCCGCGATCCCGCTCACCGGCTACATGGTTTCGTTGCCGGGTCGCACATACGGCACGACCTCGGACGCGCTCTCTGGTCCGAGAGGCGGCAAGATCATTCATGACTTACTCCCGCACGAATTCGGACGTGCTCCAGAAAGACAGTATGCACCTTGGAAGTTGGGCCGACGAAACCGGGAAGGTCCATCTCGACGTATCGGAGAAAGTTCCGAGCAGAGCGACTGCAATCAAGCTCGGGCGCGCTCGCAACCAGATGAGCATCTGGGACAACGCGCGCAAGAAGCTGATCAATACCGGCGGCACGGGAGATTAACATGGATGTGTCAACATGGGATGAAGCGGTGTCCGACGATGATGCGGCTGAGTGCTTGGGCAATGGTCATCCCAAGAGCAAGCGTCCGCCTGCTCATGACAGCTTTCCGGGCAGTGGCGGCGGGCCGGGCGCGGGCTCGGCTCCGGGAGCGAACGGACCGCCTACGACGGGACCGGAATTAGCCTAGCGTTTTGTCAGTTGTGGACCGCCGTTTACGTGCCGCCACCATTTTAGCGCGGGCTTCGGCAGAATGTTTCTTTGGCCCTGTGGGCGGATGGCCCATCCGTGCCGCTGAGATATTCGCACGATGACTGTCCGACAATCTCATTCCTTTGGCCCATGAACTATTGTTTTTCATTTTTGCTCGGGTTTGTGGCAGTGGATCACGACACCCGAAGCCTCCAGCGTTTTTATTGAAACCATCTGGCAATCGGGTTTGAAAAACTCGGATGGCATTGATCTCAAGTTCATAGATATATTCTCGGGAGCCACATGCGAGCGTTTCGAAACGCATCGTGGTCCGCCCGAATGTCCGGGCCGCGTCATAAATTGCTGATTGATGATCACGGCAATGCTTACTCCATCGGGTACGCGGGCATTCTGAGACGCCAATGTACGCCCGACCATCGGGAGCCGTGATCCGATAAAGATAGTATGGTTTCATGGTCCGGTCTTTAGCATGATATCGTCAGTTGTTCAACCGTCGCGGACCATGTAAGCTTGACGGCGAAATCACATCTGACCCGCGCCCGCTGGGCTAGGGAGCGAGAGGGCTACAATCATGGTTGCAAATCATCCCGGCATGTCCGATCAGACTTCGAGCAACGTCGCCCGCGATGGCGCGGCCAAGCGGCCTCAGACCAAAATCGCCGTCACGCACGGCATGCGCGACCGCGTCGCCGAGATGTCGGGCGTCAGCCCGGCCAATCCCGGCGTTGGCCCCGATGCCGCCCCGGCGAACCCGCTTTCGCCCGAGACGAAGCAGAAGCACTCCGGCGATATCCCCGTCAAGTGGGGCATGAAGGGCAGGCACGATGCCGCCCTCGGCAGTGCCATCCTCAAAGAGGCGGCCAACCTCGGTCGCTAATTTGTATACAAATTTCGGACAGGGAAGCCCTTAAATGCCCAATCCAGTTGACACTCAAACGGACGACACGACCTTCATCGGCTCGCACGAGAAGGCCATGAACGGTTATGGCCAGAACGGCTATCAAGGGGCGTCGAGCGATATGCCCGGGCAGCATACGACTTCCGGTTTCTTGCCGCAGGCGGAAATCCCGGCTAGCGACTGGCAGATGCGCAAAGTCTCGAAAGAGGGCTACGCGCCTTCGTTCGGGATGAAGAGCCCCGCCGAACCGGCGAAGGTCCCAAGCGTCACCACCCATCGCACGTCCAAGCAGGCCGCGCCCGGGTCGTTTCAACGGTAACACCCGTTTCAACAGTTGCTGAAAAATGGAGCCCAAAGTGTTGAAACTCGCAACGCTGTCCCTCGCTGCCCTTCTTGCACTCGCCACTCCAGCCATCGCCGCCCCAAAGTGCATCGCCCCGGCCAAATTCCCGGATGCGATCAAGGTCTCCGGCGATGATCTCGTGAAATTCAGGAAGATTGCGAAAGGTCTTCCCGAGCAAGTCGATCTCGTGCTCTTGCTCAAGACGGCTCCCGTGGCCCTCTTGTTCGTCAAGGGCTGCGCGGTCGGGTATGGTGTAGTCGGGCCGATCTCGGCTCCAGCCAAGCCTTCCGACGATGGAAAAATCTGAGCCACCGGCTCACTCAATGATACGCGAACGCGCATAATCTGAGGTTATGCGCGAACCCGTATAGGACGCGGCGCGCATGTGCGCGCTCCATCGCATGCGCGATGCAGTACCCAAGAGAGGATACCCGCATGCGCGGCGACGACATCGACCTCGAAGAGATGCTTGGCCCTGACCCGATGGGCCGGGAAGCCGAGGATCAGGAAAATCTAGTTGACGTGGCACCGCCGGGCGCGATCAACCCGAGCCAAGCCCTCCTAGAACGCTCGCGCTCTTACCCCATGCCCCGGCGCTCCAAAAAGAACACCCTAGAACGTCTTATCCGTATCCTCGGTTACGCGAGAGAAATGCCGGTCATTGCCGACATTTGTCGTCGTGCGGAGATCAGCAACACAACTCTGAAGTATTGGCTACAGAAATCCAAGGACGGCGGCCCGAGGGACGGTTTCGATATTCCGCTCGGCGATAATGACGAGAGCGATGATGGTGATACGATCCGGTTTCATCTCGCGTTTAACGACGCGGTTGAGGCGGGAGTGGATACAGTCGAAGCTGTTGGGCATACTCGGGCAACAGGCTATGAAGAGCCGCAAGTTTATCAGGGCCGCGTCCAATACAAGCTTGATCCCGTGATCGTCGCGACCTACGTCGAACTTGGCCTCCCAGTTAATGATCGTGATCCAAATCTCTGGTTACGCGATGCGGCGGGAGCGCCTATCGCGGAGACGGTCGTCAAGATCGATCCTGATCTTCTGATGTTCATTCTGAAAGCGCGTAAGCCGACCGTCTATGGCGCGAAGGCGAGCGTGGACATCAATGTCAAAGGCGGCGTGCTCGTGGTCCCAATGCGGGCCGTTGCGGCAGCCGATCTCAACGTGATCGAAGATCAATATCGCAAACAAGGTCGTCCGACCGTGACGTTCGAAGAGGGCGACGAGGACGAAGATGTTTGAGATCAGTGGATCGGTCGAGACGTTCAGGTCCATCAACGGCGAGTACGTCCCGTATGTGCGAGACGCAAATGGCATCTTGAAGCGAGTTGCGTGGGCTCCGCAGCCCGGCTCGCAGACGTTCTTCCTCGCGGACCCGACTGTCGAAGTTATCTACGAAGGCACGCGCGGCCCGGGTAAGACCGACGCGCTCATCATGGACTTCTGTCAGGAGATCGGCAAGGGATACGGCGCGGAGTGGAAGGGCATCCTGTTCCGGCAGACGCATCCGCAGTTGCGCGACATCATTGAGAAGTCGAAGAAGTGGATCAAACGCATCTGGCCGGATGCGATCTACAACGAAGTGAAGACGATGTGGGAGTGGCCGACAGGCGAGCGCCTGTACTTCGCGCACTTCAACGTCCGCAGTGACTACGATAATTATCACGGCCACGCCTATCCATGGATCGGCTGGGAAGAGTTGACGAATTGGCCGAGCCCTGACTGTTACAAGAGCATGTTCTCGTGCTCGCGTTCGACGATCAAGGGGATGCCGCGTAAAATCCGTTCGACCACGAACCCTTACGGCGTGGGCCACAACTGGGTCAAGGCGCGCTGGCGGCTGCCGATCAACGGCGAGATGGGTCCGAAGTCCACGCGCCCGTGCGTCGGGCCGATCATCATTGGAGAGGTAGACGCGGAGGGCAACAAAGAGCCGCCGCGTCGCGCCATCCACGGCTACCTCGACGAGAACCAATTGCTGTTGCATGCCGATCCTGAGTACAAAGGGCGCATCGCGGCGGCGGCGCGTAACGCGTCGGAGAAAGCTGCGTGGCTCGACGGATCGTGGGACATCGTCGCGGGCGGCATGTTCGACGACATCTGGTATGAATATCGCGACACGATCATCATGGAGCCCTTCGAAATTCCGGCGGGCTGGAAAGTCTATCGCGCTTACGATCACGGCTCGTCGAAGCCATTCTCGGTCGGCTGGTACGCCGTCAGCGACGGCACGGACTTCAAGCTCCGCGACGGGCGAGTGCGCTCGACAGTCCGGGGCGATATGTTTCGGTTCAAGGAATGGTACGGATGGCGCGGGCAGCCGAACGAAGGATCGCGCATGCTCGTCGCCGACATCGCGAAGGGCATTATTGAGCGCGAGATCAAGTGGGGCCTGCGCGCCGCCGACGCGGCGTGGACGCGAATTAGCCGAGGGCCTGCGGACAGTCAGATTTTCGACGACAACACGAACGGCTCGGATATATCCATCGCGACCGACTTCGAGAAGCCGATCACGATCAACGGCGTCAAGCATCGGGGCATTTTCTGGGAGCGGGCTGACAAAGGCAGCGGCTCGCGCGAGCAGGGCTGGGAGCAAATCCGCAAGCGGCTCAAGGCGACCAAGCGTCCGCCGGGCGGCTTCCGAGAAATCCCCGGCCTGTTTATCACGACCGAATGCGTCCAATGGCTTCGATGCGTGCCCGTGCTGCCGAGAGATGATGTCAAGATCGATGACGTGAACGACGAGGCGGAGGATCATAATGGAGATGAAACTCGTTATATGCTGCGCTTTGAAATCCGAACGATGAAGTCCGGGCGGGTCGGGGCTTGACAACATGGTTAACAGGGTGCTAGAGACCACGGCCCCCAGATAGGATACGACATGGCGCTTCCTGACAAACACCCGGAATATATCGAACGGCTCGCCGAGTGGATACAGATGACCGACACCTATACGGGCGAGCGCGCCGTCAAGGGCAAGCGGCTCGACTATCTTCCTGCGACCGAGGGCATGGTGCAGGATGGGATGACGACGCCGCAGTCTCCGGGCTGGAAAGATTATCAGGCGTATCTGATGCGCGCCGTCTTCCACGATGTTGTCAAGGAAGCCGTCAAGGCCATGGTCGGCATCATGCATAACAAGCCTGCTCTCATTAAGCTCCCCAAGCGCCTCGAAGGCATGATGGAGAAGGCGACCATTCAGGGCGAGGGGCTCCAGATGCTTCTCCGCCGGATCAACGTCGCGCAACTCGTCTATGGTCGTTGCGGTCTTCTGTGCGACGCGCCGCAGGGCGTAGACGCGAACAAGGCTGTCCCGTATCTTTCGTTCTACAATCCCGAGCGGATCATCAACTGGGATGCGGGCAAGCTCAACGAAGGCATGAACGACCTCGATCTCATCGTGCTCGACGAGAGCGGCTTTCGCCGTGAAGGCTTCACGTGGAAGACTGAAAAGAAGTACCGCATCTTGACACGCGGAGGTCCCGCCGAACTCGATAGCGGATGGGAGCGTCCGCCGGAGGGCGCGCCATTCAGCGTCGCGGTGAAGGTCAACGACACGAGCATGCCGCTGATTGATGATTTCAGATTTCCGAGCATCGCGGGCAGGACGCTCGACCAAATCCCGTTTATCTTCATCGGGGCGAACGATCTCGTGCCCGAGACCGAGATATCTCCACTTCTGGGCCTGTCGAACCTCGCGCTCGCGATCTATCGCGCCGAAGCGGACTATCGGCAGACGCTCTATTTGCAGGGGCAGAACACGCTCGTCATCATCGGCGGCAACGTGGATGAGGCCACGCCGTCGCAACTGCGCGTCGGTAACAAGGGCCTCATCGACTTGAAGCTGGGTGGCGACGCGAAGTATATCGGCGTTTCCGCTGCGGGTCTCGGAGAAATGCGGCAGTCGCTCACCTCGGATAAGGAAGCCGCCGCCTTATCGGGCATCGCCTTCTTGGATGTTGGCAACGCTCGTGGCGAGGTCGGAGAGACGCTCCGCATTCGTGTGGCTGCTCGCACCACGACAATCTCTTCCGTTGCCCAGTGCGCAGGCGCGGGGCTTGAGCAGGCTCTCAAGTATTGCGCGCAATGGGTTGGAGAAGACCCGGAAGAAGTCAAGGTCGAGCCGACTACCGACTTCGCCGATCAGACTGTTGCTGGCGCTGCGTTGCTCGCCTTCATGCAGGCGAAGCAATTGGGCCTCCCCCTGTCACTGCGGTCAATGCACCGCATGATGAAAATGAACGACATGACGGAGATGGATTTTGACCAAGAGAACGCACAGATCGAAGAGGAAGCAGCGTCCATGCTTGGGACGATGGTCGGTCCATTCCAGACATCTGTCACCGATGATACTTTCTTGGATGAGGACATCAGCCCTGTCGCTGGTCCGGCTGCGGGCACGCCCGGCGGCACTGCATCTCCCGCCAGTCCTGCACCTCCGGCTGGGCCTGCATCTACTGCGCCGCCCAATAAGAACGTTCCGGTCACACCGAGTGCTCAGAACAAAGGCTACACGCGTGGCTCACCTGTCCCCCTGAAGCGCAAGGTCGGCAAGAAGGGAGCTAGTGCTGGCAAAACCAAGGGCGGAGTGTAATGGATTGCTACCTCTATAGCGTGAAGCTCCCGGATGGGCGTGGGTATCTCGGCGTCACGAAGTGGCCGGAAACCCGCTTCACGGAGCACTGCCGAAACCGCTATGAGGTCGGTAAGGCCATCCGCGCCGCCGGACGGGAAAACGTCGAGTTCAAAATTCTCGTGCGTGGAGGGCAGGACTATATCTTCGCGCTCGAAGAGAAGGCGGTTGAGGCATTCGGCACACGCTGGCCAAATGGCCTGAATGTGGCGAGCGGTGGATTTGGTGGACGCGATCACCTACCGGAGATACGGGAAAAGTGCCGACGTGCAGTTGTTGGCATGCGGAGATCGGAAGAGACACGAGCGAAGATATCTGCGGCTAGACGAGGACGCTCGCCATCACAAGAGACACGAGACAAGTTAGCGGCAGCCGGACGAGGAAAGCAGATGCCGGACGCGGTCAAAGCTAAAATCTCGGCTGCCCTGATTGGCAAGCCGAGGGGAAAGACCAAAGGCGGCGTATGAGCAACATCGTGGAGCTTAAATCACGTCCGGTCGTCATCGTCGAAAGCGTGGTAGCGCGGCTCGAAGAGATGCTGGCCGACGCGCGGGCGGGCAAGATCACGGCGGTTGCTATTGCTGCGGTCGCGAGTGACGGGGCATCAACTCAGTCGTGGTCGGAGGGTGATGATTTCGGGGAAATGTTGGGCGCAGTCGCTCGGCTCCAACATCGGCTTAACGTGGCGCAGGATAGAGTACAGGACGACGCATGAGAAATCTGCTCAAGAAAATCCGGCAGGCGCGCTGCCTGCATTGGTTTAATCCTCCGGTAACGATGGAGTTTACGGAGTGGAGCGGAGCTATCGTTTGTTGCCAGCAGAAACATTGGACCTACACTCAGGAGACCCGAACTTGCAGTAAGTGCGGCCTCACCGACAGCCGCCGGGTCGGCGAGCCAGTTTATATGGGATGGGACTGATGAGCGATCCGGCTGGCCCCCACATCGTCAAGACCTTCCACGAGGCGCTCGACATTCTCGATAAGTGTGAACCGGCGATCCGGGACCTGATTGAGACGAACCTGATGGACGTGGCTGGCGTCAATCGAACGAAGGTCAGCGACGCCATGCTGACCCGCGACGAATTGACGAAGCGCATTGTTGCATTGAGGCATCATCACCTTAAAGCAGCGTTTCGTCATCTTCGCGACAACCTACCGAGTGATATTTGAAATGCGTAAAATTAGCAGAGCAGTGGCGATCACGCGGGGACTTCCTCGGTACTTCACCGGGGTAGTCTGTAGGTGTGGTCACGTCTGCGAAAGACAGACGTGTGACCGAACGTGTCTTGCGTGCAAACGGGCCGGGACCAAAGAATATAGCATGGCCCCGAAAGGTCGGGAGGCCGCTCGGCGATACTTCACGAGCCCTCTAGGACACGAAACGCATCGTCGGTACGATGAGAGCCCATTAGGCCGTGAGGCCCATCGGCGATACGATGGAAGTCCATTAGGCCGGGAAGCGCATCGACGATACGATGGAAGTCCATTAGGCCGGGAAGCGCACCGTCGCTCCGATCAAAAGAGAGCATCTACCCAGTGACATTTAATCCCGCTCAGGCGCGCAACAATCACGGCGAGTTCGGCACGACCGATGTGGCTCTCAAGGGGCCGCAACAGCCGGTCAACGCGAGCGCCGTTGTTACGCGCCCAGTCGCGGCTCCCGCGCACAGTGGCGCGGAGACGCCCGAGGAAGCGCAGCCGCCGACCTATGCGAAGCTCGACAAAGAGCGCGCTGCGAAGATCGCGACCGAGTACGACGACATGAAGAACGATCCGACTGATCCCAAGGTCAAGGCCAGCTACGACGCGATGGTCAAGGAAACGCTCGCGCAGTGGGAGGCGATCAAGAAGACCGGCCTCAAGGTCGAGTGGGTCAAGCCCGGGATGAAAGACCCCTACGCGCTGTCGCCGCGTCTCGCCGCGATGGACGTGAGCGAGAACAATCATTGGTGGGGATTTCCCACCGACCTCGGTTACGGCTCCGGCGTCGGCGCGAGCGACACGAGCAAAGACAATCCGCTGCTCAGATCGACCGGCGAGGTCATCGACGGGCGCAAGGTCGTCGCGAACGACGTGTTTCGCATCGTGCACGACATGATGGGGCACCTCAAGGAAGGCAATGGTTTTCGTGCCGAGGGCGAAGAAAACGCGTGGCGCTCGCACGCCGCGATGTATTCGGACCTCGCGCGTCCGGCGATGACTTCGGAGACGCGCGGACAAAATTCGTGGGTCAACTACGGCCCGCACGGCGTGACGAACCGCACCGCTGACGAGGATCACACGGTCTTCGCGCCGCAGAAGATCGGGCTCATGCCTAAATGGACGGTCAACGAGGGCCGCGAATGACCTTCAATCCAAATGAAGCACGCGATCCTCTCGGGCGATGGACAGATGGCGGTGGCGGCGATACCGGCGAGAAGGAGGTCGAGCGGCATCTGCGCGACCCGCGCGTCCTCGATGTCGGCGGCGATGAGTGGAATAAAAAGACAGCGGAACGGCTCGAAACCGAGTACGCTGCCGTTCGGCCTGAGATCGATGCCATCGCGACCGAGGGCGTCGCGAAGGGCGCGGATGTAGCGGCTAACCTCGCGAGCGAAGACAATGAAGAGGCTCCGCAAACTCCCGAAGAGTGGGGTGATCTGACAGATAGTCAGGTCGAAGAGGCTGAGCAGCACTATACCGATAGCCACATCGATCAGGAGAAAGAGTACGCCGTTAGTAACTGGCAGGAGAACGGCGATCCGATCTACGAGGCAAAGCATCAACTCGCCGAGGATGACGACTTCAAGAGCGAATGGCTGAGCAGCTATCTCGAAACACGTGACGAGGTTGGTGACCCGCGCATCCCATTTAATGTCGATGATTTGTTGGGGGCGATCCAGATCAAGCCGGGCGACAGCTATGACGATGACCCAGAGATCACGTTCGACGAGAAATATCTCGACAAGCCCGACACACTTGATACGACGACGCCGACCTCCCCCGGGATAGAGCCGCAGAAGGGCGCGGCTTTCCTCACGGCCAAGATGCGCGAAGACATTACTGCGGATTTGATCGGGGAGTTCAACGAAAAAGCAAAATCCAAGGCAGAGGATATCGCTCCGCCCGACTACCTCGATGAAGAGGCGAAGACATCCGTTACGGATGCTTGGGACAGTCTGGACGATGAAGAGAAGTTCAAATACGCGCAGGAGAACGTGGAAGGCATCGATGGTGCCGAGATTGTGTCCAAGGTTTCGACGACGGCGCTCGCGTGGCCTGCGAAGTTTGACCCGCTCAACAAGACCTCGGGCACGGACTACAAGCGCACGCAGGCGCTCGCGAAGTACATTGCGGACAAGCGCGGCGCGCAGCTTATCACTGAGCGCACGGACGCGGGTATCATCGGGCTACATGCGGGAGACGAATACCCGCGAACGCGGGGAGGCGGCGGATGGAAGCCGCGATCCGAGTTTCTCGGCGACGATGCCAGTTACGAGAAACTCTACGGCCCCGGCGACGTCGGCGCGAAAAAAGATGCGGCGTGGACCGAGCGCATGCGTGGCGAGCTTCAACGGGCGGACGCCAAGCTTTGGTCCGGCTGGAAGAGAAGCTCGACCAACGCGGAGGGTCAGCTGTTGCAAGTCGCGGCGTCCGACGAACTCGGCGGGCGCATCCGTGACGCGAAACCGGAAAAGGCCGATCCGCCAGAAGTTATCGTGGCCAAAGGCGTCATGGCGGATATGAAGGCTACGCCAGAAGAGCACGCCGCTGCTAACAAGATCATCTCGGATGCGTGGAGTTCTGGACAGCTTGCACGTTCTCCGAAACTGGTGCCAGAGTTGAACAGCGAGAAGGTGGGGCGGTTCGGGGAGTTCATCCGACTGCCCGATGTGAAGATTGACAGGAACGGTGCGGCCTCGACGACGGTCAGCCCGACCGTCGCCAACGGATGGAATGGCACCACGACCAACGCGCCGCAGGGCATCAACAAGAAAGAGAGCATTGACTACGCGAACAAAACCTACGCTGCCATCGGCGGGTATGAAGGCGTCAAGGCCGCGCTGCGCGCGAAGTGGGAGACGACGCAATATCTGCTTGACAAAGCGGACATCCCGGTCGTGCAGGCGTATCGCGGTATTACCTATGAGCACAAACTCAAGGGCGTCACGGATACAGGCGAGTTTAACGCGCCGTTCTCCGGGGTTGTGAATGGGTATCTGGTTGGCCACGATGATCCTTCGGACACTGGGGACTTTCATCTGGCCACGATGAAAGTGGGCGATCAAATTAAAATTGCTTCGGGGAAGACCATCACAAAAGTAAGCGACACGGGTGGCACGTTCTCTATTCTCGACAACAAAATAAATTTCGGGAAATGGGAGTATGCGGAGCCGCAGACAACGAAGTCGCGTATGGTGTTGCGCGCCGAAGTGCCGCGCACCGCCGTCGTGTCGGTCCCGGCCTACGGTGTCAACGTGAAGAGCGAACAGGAGGTCGTCGTCGTCGGCACGGCGTGGCGCGGCTGGGAGGCGTGGTCGGGGCAGGCTCCGACGTTCGGACAAATCCCGCTGCACGGCGCAGCCAAACCGCCCAGTGAAAAAGAGATGAAGGACACACAAGCGCTTTACGATGACCTAAAGAAGGCGCAGTCATGAGACTTGACCTCAACAATCTGCCCGGCGCAGGCGGCGGCATCGGCGACCCTCATTGGCTTTCGGGCTCGGGGAAGGTTGATCGCGTCGGCAATCACAAGCGGGCTCAGGCGGCATATCTCGCCAGCCTCCCGCCCGCGCCCGCGCGCCCGGAGACGACCACGAAGCTGTTGGCCGTCGCGGCGCGCATTCGGGCGAAGTTCGCTCCAGCGCCTGCGGTCGAGCCGGACGACGCCGAGCACGAACACGATGCGGTCGCGTGGGCGAAGCATCAGCGACGGATGGGTCAACCGAAGACCCTGAAAATTCATGGGCACGAACTCGCGCACTGGGCGCGGAATATCGCTGCTCAGGATGCCGAGCGCATCCACACCGCAATCAGTGTCGGCCTCACCGCTGGTGAGGACAACACCGATATCGCCCATCGCGTCATCGGGTCCCGTCGTTTGAACGGCTCCAATGGCGTGACGGAGATCACGAGACAGCACATCCTGAGCCTCGGCAAGGGACTGCTTCACAAACGTAAATCTCGCATGAGCGGGACTTCGACGGATGGTCCGACGAAGTAAGACGGAGAACTACCATGAGACTTAAAACGATCTACGACACCGCCGAGGAAATTCCCGAAGGCTATGCCGATCTCTACACCGAGCGGAATGGCCGCTGGGAGCTTACCGCCATCGAAGGCGTGAAAACGCAGGCCGATGTCGAGCGCGTGCAGGAGGCCTTGCGCAAGGAAAAGAACGATCACAAGCAGACGAAGCTTGCGTTCGCGCCCTTCGACGGTCTCGATCCCGAAGCCGTCGAGAAGACGACGCACGATCTCGAAGAGGCGAAAGCCCAACTCGAAGCCATCAACAAGGATGGTCGCATCGACGAGACCAAGCTGGAGCCGATCATCGCGGCCCGGATCAAACAGGCCGTCGCTCCGCTGGAGCGCGACAAGACCAATCTGGAGCGCCAGCTTGACGCTCAGAGAAAGGTCGTCACCGAGAGGGAAGGCGAAGTCGTCAGCCTCCGCACGTCCATCACGATGGGCGATATCGAGCGTCAAATCCGCGACGCCGCTGCGGACGCCAAGATTTTGCCGACCGCGTCTCTCGACGCTGTCCGGTACGGTCGCGAGGTCTTTGAGAAGACCGATGACGGTCGCGTCATCACCCGAGACGTTGCGGGCGTCGTTCCCGGCCTGACCCCGAAGGAATGGTTCAAGGACCAGATGGACAAGTCACCGCATTGGTGGCCCGCGTCTGTCGGCGGCGGTTCGGGCGGCGGCGGTGGCCCCCGTGGCGTCTACGGCGGGGCCAACAACCCGTGGTCGAAGGACGGCTGGAACGTCACCAAGCAGGGCGCGCTCATCACGCAGCTTGGTATGGCCAAGGCCGGAGAGATCGCGGCTCAGGTGGGTAGCAAGATCGGTGATACCAAGCCCGCCGCGTGATCCAATTCGTCAGTTGTAACTCGCGCGAGCCGCGTCTAAGATGCGGCTCGCTTTTCCTTTAGGAGAGACCGATGGCAAATCCCTCGACCAAACGCACTGTCGGCCCCGTCGCGCTGACCAACACGCTCACGACGAATGTCTATAACAACGCCTCCGCCCTGATCTTCGACGTGATCAAGCATATCCATGTCGTCAACAAGACCGCCGGAGCGGTCACGTTTAGCTTGTGGCTCGGGGCGACCGGAGCCAATGCAGCGGGCACTGAATTTTTCAACGGCAAGTCCGTTGCGGCGAACGACGTGTACGACTGGTATGGGTCGCTGAAAATGCTCAGCACCGACTTCCTCGTCGGCGGAGCGAGCGCCCTCAGCGCGCTCACAATCACCATTGAAGGCGAAAGTTATGTTGTCTAGCGCTTCGCTGGCATCTAAGGCAGCATATCAGCTAAAATGGTATCATGAGAACCGAGACGAGGTTCTCGCGAAGCGCCGTGCGACGTATGCTGCCGATACTGATTGGCAAGCCAAGAGGGCTGCTCGTCGCCAATCGGTAAAGCTCGCAAATGCCAAAAAGAAAGCCGCGTATCGAGCAATGGTTGATGAGCTTAAGAAAGCCCCGTGTCTTGACTGCGCCGAATGTTTTCCGCCTGAGTGCATGGACTTTGATCACGTGCGCGGCGCGAAGCTGTTTCAGATCGGTCAGATGGGGCAGCGGCAGCTTCCGCTAGTTTTGGCAGAAATTGCCAAGTGCGATCTTGTCTGTGCGAATTGTCATCGGGTACGGACAATGGCGCGACTACGGCAAGCAAAGCCGGTCTGAGATTAAGGGACGTGCTTCGATGTCTGTCGATAATCCATGGTCAGAAGAGTTCTGGAGCCTGACGGCTCAAGGGGCGTATGTGAAAGCATACGGCCTTTCTGTTGCGCAGCGTAAAGCACGGCAGGCGGGCTCGTTTATCGGAGCGCTAAAGCCGAGGATCGATGGGGTCTCGCCCGCGATTGAGCGGCACTGGATACTTTCCAAGAAGATGCTCGGGGGCGGCGGTACGACCGGCTCCAGTGGAAGTGGAGCGCCGACATAATGACCATCGCAGACCAATTTTATATCGACGACGCGACGTTCGATTTCTATTTGCATGAAAACGGCGCGTGGGTCTTGAAGGGCAACATCGGGCCGAACGGCAGCGTCGGGCACGGTGCGCCGACTGGCGACCAAATCAACGGGCTGTACATCGATATCGATGCAGGGACCTTCTACGAGAACGGTTCGCTCTTCGGGACCATCACTGGAAGCGGCGCAGCCGGTGCGCCGGGCAAGGACGCGCCCTTCATCCCCGGCGAAGACGGCAGTGATGGCGAGGACGGCTTCCCCGGCTCTCCCGGCGCCAGCGGGCGCAGCGGGCGCAGCGGGCGCGGCAGGCGCAGCGGGCGCGGCGGGCACAGACGGCCTTCCCGGCGCACCGGGCGCGATGGGCATCCCCGGCGAAGACGGCAACGACGGCGAGGACGCACCGATCATCCCGGGGGCGCAGGGCGATCCCGGCGCAGCGGGCGCAGCGGGCGCAGCGGGCGCAGCGGGCGCAGCGGGCGTAGACGGCATTCCCGGCGCGATGGGCATCCCCGGCGAAGATGGCAACGACGGCGAAGACGCGCCGATGATCCCGGGGCCGCAAGGTCCTCCCGGCGTATCCCCCAGCGGGACCCCAAACGGTTTTGCTGCGATTAAAGGGGGAACCATGCAATCAATTCCGGCAGCGACCTATACCAAAGTGGTGTTTCCATCAGAGGTCTATGACGCGGGCGGATATTATGATGCCCCCAACTCAAGATGGACGCCTCCGGCTGGCGCTGTCTTGCTGAAGCTTAATTATCTGATGTCGCCGGTCGATGTCTCGGGTGATAACGAAATTCACATCTATAAGAACGGGGGCACTACCGCTACCGTGGGGTACATGTGGGGCGGCACTGGAAGTCTCCAGACTGGGATGTCTCTCACGCTGATTGATCGAGCCAACGGGACGGACTACTACGAAGCGTATATCTACACGACAAACAGTTCAACGATCTACGGGTCGGCCTCCTATTCTGCTTTTCGTGGTGTGATGTTGCAGGGGACGGTCGGAGCGACCGGCCCGGCTGGACAAGATGGAGGCGGTCTAGCGTTTCTGTTCGAACCCGCTGGCGCGACCCCGGCGGCTGGGCAATTCGCGTTCGACAACGCCACGTTCGCGAGCGCGACGAACCTCAAGATCAATAAGACCGACAACCTCACCAACGACCTCTCTGGCCTGTTCGGCACGTTCGCGAGCTTCACCTCAGCGAACAAGTGCCTCGTCACGATCACCAAAGTAGGCGGGGGAGGGGTGTTCGTTTTCTACATCATCTCGGGCGCGGCCCCGGTGAGCGGGGTCTACTCATATGCGATCACGCCGCTGTCGTCCGGCGGCTCATTTAGCGCGGGCGACGCATGTCAGGTTCAATTCACGCCAGTAGGCGACAAAGGTTCGCCTCCGTCCGCTATCGCGTTCTTCGCCGGGCTCTCTACGTCATTCAGCATCCCGAACAGCAACCTCGTCGATCAGAAGGTGCCGTTCGACAGTGCCCCGATCAACGATGGCAGCTACTACAATACGACTGCGCATAAGTGGGTCCCGCCAGCGGGCAAAGTATCGCTCGCGCTCTTCGTAGCAGTGAACACGGTTTCGACTTCGCTGCAAGTCGGTGCCGTCATCTACAAGAATGGAGTGCGGCTGGCGCTTTCGTTCATGCCGAACATCAGCAACACGAGCTTCTCCAGCCTTGGACAACAGATGTGCTTTGCATCGATTATCGATACGTGCACTGGCACGGATTACTATGAGGCCTACGCCCAGTACAAGGACAGCAGCGCTGCAACGGGCAGCACCATGCCAGCAGACAATACCCACAACTATTTCTGCGGCAACGTCATCCATTGAGATGGTTTCGGTGGTGGCATTTTTCTGAACGAAATTGTCAGTTGTTCTTCGGAATTTAGTGCTGTAGTCTTAGGGCACAATTTAGGTTGTCTTCGTTTCTCCGCATGCGCGTGACGCACGATGACAGACCCGAGAATTTCGAAGCTCTCCATGGGGCGAGCGGACAAACCCACAAACCCCACAACCATCGGAGAGCACCATGGTCAGCGTTGCCACCCAAATTTCGGACGTGATCGTCCCCGCCGTCTTCACGCCGTACACCCAACAGTTGACGATGGAGAAGACCGCGATCATCCAGAGCGGCGTTGCTGCTCGCGATGATTTCCTCGACAATCTGCTCGCAGGCGGCGGCTTGACCTTCACGGTCCCGTCTTGGCAGGATATCGGCGATCCGGCGGAGAACGTTTCCGACGACGTGCCGACCAATACCTCGACCCCGAACATCACCCAGACCTCCGCCGAAGTCGCGGTGCGTCTGAGCCGTAACTCAAGCTGGAGCACCATGCGCCTGACCACGGCGCTGGCCGGGTCCGACCCGATGCAGTCCATCGCATCGCGCGTTTCCGACTACTGGGTCCGCCGGTTGCAGCGCGCCTTCGTCGCCGTTGCCAACGGCGTGTTCGCCAACAACGCCCTCGCCGATCCCACGCTGGGTCGCTCGGGGCAGCTTGGCATCAACTCCGCCTACGGCGTGCAGAACGATCTGACGCATAACATCTCCGGGGGCGCGTTCTCCGCAGGCGTCAGCAACTTCTCCGCGTCGGCGTTCATTGACACCGCAACGCTGCTCGGCGACGCCGCCGCAGACGTGACCGCCGTGTTCATGCACTCCATCGTCTACTCGACGGCGCAGAAGAACAACCTGATCGATTTCATCCCGGACAGCAAGGGCGAAATCCAAATTCCGACCTTCCTCGGTCGCCGGGTCATCGTCGATGACGGCATGCCCAACCCCGCTGGCGACAGCAGCAACGGCGCGCAGACCGCCGCAGGCATCTACCATACGTGGCTCGTTGGCCCCGCATCGTTCCGCCTCGGCGTCGGTACGCCCATCGTGCCGACCGAAGTCTTCCGTTCGCCCGACGCTGGTAACGGCTCCGGCGCGGACACCCTCTACAACCGCGTCGAGTGGTGTATCCATCCGGTTGGCCATGCCTACGTCGGCAGCCCGGCCAAGGAAGGTGGACCGACCAACGCCGCGACCGCGAACAACCTCGCCTACTCCGGTTCGTGGGTGCGAGTGTTCCCGGAGCGCAAGCAGATCAAGCTTGCCCGTCTGATCACCCGCGAAAGCTAAGTGATCGACGGCACTACAAATTGATCAGGGGCGGGCTTCATCGCCCGCCCCTTTCTCATGTTACGAAGGACCACCATCATGGCCGGAAATCATGGCAGCGATATCAATCCGACGACCGTCAAGAGTGGCCAGTCCGGGCCATCTCCGCGCGAGTATGTGCGCCATCGGCGTCATGACAAAGATGCTCGCAGGCGTTACGACAATCAGTACACCGCGTTCCTAGCTGCTCAGGCTACCCGGCTTTCGAGCACCGCCGCAGTGATCGAAGACAAGCTCGACAAGTATGGAGCCGACCGCGTCAAGGCCGCAACCAGTCTCAGCCAGCTTCCCTAATCGGTTGCGCTGGCGCTGATCAGCGGATAAGAGGGGGACACTTCGGTCCGCATTTCGCGCCACGCATCGCCCCGAGGGAGCAATCCCTCGGGGCAACATTCCCTGTCCCCAAGCACCATGAGGTGAAATATGCCTACCCCCAAACAAGCCATTGCGGAAGCCCTCCAGTCTCTCGACCATGCCAACGATCTGCTCTGGACCGATGACGGTTCGCCGCTTGTCTCGGAAATTCAGCGGCTCGCGAACGACAAGACGATCACCCGAGCCCAGATCAACGAAGCCCTCCCGGGCTTCGCGCGCAAGACCGGTGACAGCATCGCCGAAGACGAGCAGCCCGACGACCTCGGCGACGAGACCGGCGGGACAATGGTTTCGACGGAGACCCTCGCCCCGACCTCGGACGTACAGGCGGGCGATGTCGAGTTGACGCCGGAGCAGGAAGTCGAGAGGCTTCACGCCATCGCTTACAAGCGGGTTCAAGAAGCTTCTCAGGCGATCTTGGACGCGCAGGATGGTGTGTCAAAGGCTCGTGCTGCCGTCGTGCAGGCCGAACAGCGACACGCCCGAGCGCTTCAAATCTTCACGTCCAAGTATCCGCCGCTGACTTCGGCGGCGAACATCAAGCAGCATCTCGCGCGTCAGCAAGAGGCACTGCGGCAGCGGGTCGAAGGCGCTCGGTTTGTCCCGAACACGCCGCAGAACCCGCTCGATGCCAAGTTGATGGACAGGAAGCGAAACAACGGGCGGAGCAACACGGGACAGGCCCCGAGGGTGTTCTTGCCCCGCGCAGTCGGCGGCTAAAGCCAGTCGCTAACCGAAAGGCGACTAGATGACCGCTATCTTCTCTGTGCAGGATGAAACCGGCACCGTCACGCAAATCACCCTGATCCCGTCGCCGTCGCCGTCGCTGATTATCAGCGTCGGCGACACTGGCGTTTATGAGGGCTTCCCGGATGACGGTACGGGGAGTTTCGTGACGCCAGTCTTCAACTCCCTCCCATTCACCGTTTCTCAGGTGATTGATAACGAGCACTTCTCCATCTCGACCATCAACGCCAACGCGGCTGACTGGCCAGCGGGCGGCACCATCACGTGGAAGACCGGCGCGAATGCCACTCTCGCATCCTATGTCTTCGAGATCGATGGCGCGAACGCCTATATCAGCGTGGCCGAATTCACCAAGTATCATGTATCGCGCGGCAACGCTGTGCCCGTGGGCGCGACCAATCAGACGATCATGCAGGCAATCGTGCAGGGCACCGACTATATCGACGCGAAGTATCGGTTCTCGGGCATCAAGCTCTTGCAGTCGATTGGCGCGTCCATCCTTGATGCGAACTCATCGTTCCTCGAAAGCTGGCTGACGCCCTACGCGCTCAACGGCGTCTCGTATCTGACGCAATCCACCACGAAACAGAGCACGGAATGGCCTCGTCAGGGCGTCGTGGATTTCAGCGGCGACACGGTCAACGGCATCCCCAAGGCGGTCAAGGCGGCCTGCGCGGAGCTTGCCATTCGGGTTATCAATGGCACCGTCTTGCAGCCGGACTATGATCCCGGCCTCGTCGGCGCGGGCGGCATCGTCTCGTCGGTCACCAAGAAAGTAGGCCCTTTGGAGACCGTTTTTGCATACGATACGAAGATGGGACTTGGCTTCTTTGCGTCCTTTCCTATCGTGGACCGGATGCTTCGCCAAGCTGGACTGCTCAACGCGGGTGGCTCGCGGACTGTCATAAGATAACCGACGGAATTGTCAGTTGTTCGCCCCTGAGGGATAACATAGAATGGCCACGAAATTCGACTACGAGCAGGCAATTACGGATGCCGACAACCTGATCCAGTTCTTTGGTATGGATGCCGTCCTCCGTCGCGCAGGAAGTAGCCCCGAGGATCGGCCATGTCGGATCGCGATCATCGAGTACACCCCGCACGAGAAGCCTTCCGACCTCGCCAACCCGACCGACCGCAGGGTCATCATGTCGGCGAAGAACTCGGAAGTGCAACTGATGCCGCCCGACAACGAGCAAGATGAATTGGTGACGTTCGTGCAGCCCCCAACGAACCCGCCGGTTGTGAACGAAGTTCTACCGCTGACTTGCAAGCCTAAGCAGACAGCGCCCGCCGGGGTAACAGTGCTCTGGGAATTTACGGTGCGTCAATGACGGTTAAAGCAGACAGGCGGCAAATGATTTTGTCAAGGCTGATGGAAATCCTGTCAGCCATGACCGTTACGCTTACAGACGGGACTGCGATCAAAGCGGGCAACATCGTGCACAATCGCGATGAGCTTCCTGCGGAGAAGGTCCCGGGCATCGTCCTCTTGGATGCCGACGAGACTAGGGACCCGCGCTTCCCGGACAGGGATGGGCGCGGGAGCCGCCCCGGTCCCGGCATGATGAAGATGACGCCGGAAGTCTACATCGTTCTCGAAGTGCGCAAGGGCGCGCAGAAGAACAAGAACGTTGGCGAGGATTTGAATTTGGCGCGGGCCGAGATCATCGATCTTGTCCTGCATGACGCTACCCTGATCGCGATCACTGGATCAGGCGGTTCAATTGTTGTTGACGGTTGCTACACCGACTTGGCTCGCAACCGCCAGATGAAGGGACAGATGGGGATATCTATCACTTTCGACTACCCATTTATCCCTGACGAATTTCGACCAGCTTAACCACGGAGAGATCGCATGACCATTGGCAATGAAACGATTGAGGGCTCGCTGCTCTCTCCCAACATCGGCAACTACTACCTCGGTAAGGGCATCGTCAGCATCAAGCTGATGGGCGAGACCGCCTTCGTCGATTGCGGCAACGTCCCTCAATTTGAGTTCATGGCCAAGGTCACCCAGTTGGATCACTTCTCCAGCCGAACCGGCGTTCGCGTCAAGGATTTCACCGCCGTCATCGAACTCGCGGGTTCGCTCACGATGCAGTTGGAAGAGATGACCGCGCGCAACATGGGCTTCGCCCTGCTCGGTCTGCCGACCGGCGGCCCGTCGCCCGTGCCGGACACCATCGATATCTTCTCCAACCCAGTCATCTACGGGTCGGTCAAGTTCGTAGGCACCAACGACATCGGCCCAATCTGGACCGTCAACTTCCCGCTCGTGAAGTTGTCCCCGAACAAGGCGCTGTCCCTCATCGCCAACACGTGGGGTGTTATCGATCTCGACGGCGACGTGCTGTTCGATCAGTTGCAGCGTACCTTCGGCACCGCGACCGTCTCGCTGCCCAACAGCCCGACCAACGTCCTGTAACCGGAACGCGGGGTGGTAACAAGAAGGGATATTCTCCATGAACGAACCTGACAATTCAAATCCAACACCGTCGTCTGCCCCCGCTTCTCCGGTAGTCGTGCCCGCGACAGGCGCTCTACCGGCTCCCGGTAGCCCGCAGGTCAAGGGGACCTATCAAGCTCCGAACCCCGGGGCTCAGCCCGGTGAGGTAGCCGAACAGCCTTTGGTTGAAGGATCGGCAGCCGATCCGAGCCCCAAGAAGTCGGAGCCTTCGGCCCCCAAGGGGGTAGTTGGAACCGCCGATGACCCGGACCCGGAAGCGTCCGCTCAGGGCGCGACCGATCCGGCCATGCACAATCCGCGCGGCCCGCTCGACGCGGAGACGAAAACGGACGGCGGCGGCACTGGCGAAGTAGACCCGAACGCGCCGAAGATGCCCGCTCCGCAAGGCCCGGCTCAGACCAAGAATTCGGAGCATCCGGTACGCGGTGCCCCGCCTCGCCGCCCTTCCGATCAAGTATGAGACTATGGCCTGATTTCCCACCCGGGAAATCAGGCTCTGGCCTTATGTTACGCGGTACGCGGAAAGTGACGTTTTTCGTCCTTTTCTGCATATGAAATTCTGTCCCCTGTAACCCCCGGAGAACTCCCCCATGTCCGAAGACACCCAGAACCCCGCCGATCCCGCAGCCGTGGCGCAGGATGAGTTCAATGCTGACCCGGCCACGGAAGTCGCCGCCGACCCGGCAGCCTCTCAGGACCCCTCCGATGAGCTTCTGGAGAGCGATCCCGAGAGTGAGCTTGCCTCGGATGAGGACGAAGTAGACGAAGAGCCCGCCGAACTCCAGCCCGGCCAGACCTTGGCGGCCCTACGCGGCATCCCCGCCGGTCCGGCCCCCCACCCCCGGACCGTCTGATACAGAATACCGCATCAGTTGTCCCCCACTGATACAGGAAAGTAGATCATGAGCACCAAGAAACCCGGCCTCAATCTGGCCGATCTCGCGCCGATGTCGGAAGATGTCACGGTCGGCGACAGCTACATCACCGTCCACGGCGTCAGCGCCAAGGACTGTCTCGAAATCTTCAAGCGTTTCCCCAAAATTCTGGGGATGATGAGCGGAAACGGATTTGACCTCGGCACGTTCCTGAGCGTCGCCCCGGACGCGGTCGCCGCGATCATCGCCTCGGCGAGCGGCTCCGCTGGAGATGAGCGCGCGGAAGAGGGAGCGGCGGGGCTGGGCGTTGAACTCCAGTTTGATCTTCTCGAAGCAATTGGGAGGTTGACCTTCACGAAAGGGTTCGCCCCTTTCGCGGAGAGGGTCATGGCCCTCGTAGGCGGAGCCAACTCCGGCCCCTCTTCAAGGGTGACGGATATGAAATCGCCGCCAGCATCGAAGCCCTCATCGCCGCCGGACATTCTCCCGGCGTAGTCTGGGACTACACCCCCAGACAGATGGCCGCTTACACGTTCCTCGCGGTAAAGCGCATGAACCGCGAGAACCATACTGCTCTCGGCTTACTCTGTCTCGCGCAGAGCGGCGATGACAAGGCAATCAAGAAGCAGTTTGAGGATTGGGAAAAAGATGCCTAGACGAACGGGTAGGTCTCCCCCTTACCAGCCGTCAAAGCGGCCAAATGTGTCGCCGCGCACGGTGTTCTGTGAGCAGCGGACTGCCGCGCGCAAGCGCGGAATTGACTTCACGCTAACATTTGATCAATGGCTGGGTATCTGGGAGAGATCGGGTAAATTTGATAAGCGAGGATGTCGGATCGGTCAATACGTGATGGCCAGACCCGGAGATATTGGCCCGTACTCAATCGCTAACGTCATGATCATCTCGTGCTCTGAGAACCATGCCCAAGCTCGGGTAGCGGCGCAAGCGCAGCGGTGGGGGACCTAATCGTGGATTTCACCCTCACCATCGACGCGGACGCGTTCAAGAAGAGCATCGAGACCACCGCAGATAAGTATGATGCGGCGTTCAAGGTAGCTACCAACATGATCGCGTCCATGATGCTTCAAGAGGTAACTGCGGACATCAAGAGCGCGGGCAACTTCGACGACAAATACCTAGAAGGCTTGAGCGTCACGGTAGACGACGACAACACCATCACCACGAGTATCGACGCGCCCGGCGCGGACATCTTTGAAACCGGCGGCACCATCAGCGGGCACCCCCTCCTATGGCTTCCGATCAGTGGCACGGATGCCGAGGGCATTCAGGCTCACGATTACGGCGATCAGCTTTTCTCGGTCAATCGCAAGGCAGGCGGAGTGCCCCTTCTGTTTTCGATTAAGGACCGCGCGCCTAAATACTTCGGCGTCCCCAGTGTAACCATCCCCAAGAAGTTTCACATTGCAGAAATCCGGACCAAGGTGATGGAAAACTTCGCGGATACGTTCGAACGAGCGCTGAAAGAAGCCAATGCCTGAAATTGACCCGCTAGTAGCAAAAATTCTTCTCAAGGGCGATGATGAATTCATCTCGTCGATCAAGAAGGTTGGCGAACAGGCGGCGGAGAGTTTTGAGAAACTCTCGGAGAGCGTCCAACACGGCGCGACTTCGGCGGAGGCCCTTAGCGGGTCGCTCGGGCTTATCGAAGCCGCGTTTGCCGGTGCCACTGCCGCGACTGTCCTATTCATCGAGCAGCAGACAGAGCTTTCTCAGAAGACCGAGTTGCTCGCCGATGCGTTCGGTACGACGGCGGGTAAGCTTCAAGATATCGAAGCGGTCTTCGCATCGTCCGGCGTCAAGGTCGAGCAGTTTGAGCGGTTCGCGAACCGGCTCACGATCACGATTGCGCGCGAGTGGCCGCAGATCGCGGAGAGCATCAAGAACTATGCCAACGAGAACGACGCCGCGCAGATGCGTGTGACGAATTCCATCCTCCGCGTTCAAGACGCGCAGAAGGCCCTCGGTGATAACGCCGCTTCGCGCGCGTCCCGGATGGAGCGAGACAATAACTCGCTGGAGCAGTCATACAATAAGCTCATGTTCGCCGCGCAGCATGCCGCCGAGGCGCAGGTTGCTGGGCAGAACAGCATCCGAGATGCGTCCCTCTCTACCGAGGCCGCGTTGATGGCCCAGCGGGAAGCCCATGGCGACAAACCATCGACAGGTGAAAAGCAGGACCTGAAAGAACGGCAGAGCGATCAAGCCGTCGATGACGCTCGCGCCAGAGAGGCGCAGGCGCGGACCGATGAGCAAGAGCGTCAGGCCAATGCTACGCTCAAGCAGAAGCAGATGGAGCAGGAATACGATGACCTCGCCCGCAAGGCCGCGAAGAACGCGCGGGACGATGCTGAGCAGCGTCAGAAGGATGAGAATGCCGTCAAGGAAGCAGTCATCGCTCGGGGCGAAGCGGAGGCGCGGGCGGCTAAGCTCGCACTGACCAATGTCGCCAGCATCCGTGCCGCGCTCGACGGCGTTGCAAGTGGTAACAAGGCGGTCGCTAGTCAAATCGATCTGACCCAAGTCTCCGTGCAGAACCTGACTAGGGCGATCATTGCGCAAGCGGCGGAGACGACCAAGAATAAGAGCGGCCAGCCTTCGGCATACGAGACCATGATCTCGCTCAGCAAGACTTTGAGGACAGCTACCGAAGATCAGATTTCCAAACAGCAGCAGTTGGCCCTTGTCAATCGATTGGCGGCTACATCCATGACCGCTCTCGGCGGCGTGGGGTCGGAGCTTCTGGACGTATTGAGGAACGATAGCGAAGAGCTTGCGAAGTTCAATCAGCAAGCCGCCGCGATTGACACAGAAGAGGCAAAGAAATCGATCAAGGATTTTCGCGCTGCGCTTGCGGGGCTTAATCTGGATATCAGTCTTCTCTCGCAGCGGTTCGCAATTGCAGCTTCGCCCGCATTCACGGCGTTTTTGAAAGCCGTCAGGAGTAGCCTCGACGACAACAATGGCGTCCTCCATATCTTCATCGATGGCCTCAAAGAAATCTCTCGCATCGTCGGGAGGGTGGTTGACGGGGCTGACAAGCTCGTCACTACCTTCGCCAAGTGGATCGGGTTAAAAGATAGCAGTGCGGTTTGGGTGGGCATCTTCACTGCCATCGGCGTCCTTATCGCGGCCACCGCGACCGCACTTCTCGCGTGGCCGATGATCATCGCGGGCATCGTTGTGGAGATTGGCTATATCGCGGACCACTGGTATGAAGTCAAGGACGCTATCGCCAGCGCGGCTGACCATCTTGACCGGTTTTTCCATCTGATTTCCGAGGGAGAGCTTAAAGCGCGCGAGGAAGCGCGAAAGACAGCAGCAGAAAAGCGGGCGGAAGAGCGGAGGTCAGAAGCGGCAGCTCAGAAAGCGGCGCAGGAGAAGCAGGCAGCGGCGGCAGGAGGGCAGAAGGCAGCAGGAGGGTCAGGCGCTTCGGAGGGCGCTCCGGCGGCTACCCATGCAGCGTCGGGGCTGGACGACTTGGCGAGGTCGGCGGACAATGTTACCCAGAAGCTAGACAGGGTGGGTGAGCAGCGGATTTATGAGAAATCGGGAAGCGCGCCGTATGACGCCTTGACGCCGACAGCCGCCGAGGATGCCGCGCACTCGAAATTTATTCACCAAGGCGAAGCCCAGCCCGGCGATCCGATGTATGGATATAAAGGGCTCGATGCCCCCGGCAGTCGTACCGAGGGCGACAAATCAGTCGGCCAAGCTCCGCCAGCTACGGCGGAGGATGTTTCGCGGTGGGGTGACAAGTCACTCGGTCAAGCTCCGCCAGCTACGGCGGAGGATGTCGCGCGTTGGGGCGACAGGATATTCTCTACAAAGGACAAATCGGAAAAAGACAAATCGACAAAAGACAAATCAGCGAGCGCACCCGGCTATGCCGAAGGCGGCGAGGTAAATGGTCCGGGCACCACGACAAGTGATAGCATCTTTGCGCGGCTGTCGCGCGGTGAGTTCGTCACGCAGGCGAAAGCTGTCGCATATTGGGGCGCTGACTTCATGCACGCAGTGAACAACATGCAATTGCCCGGTTTCGCGACTGGCGGTCTCGTACCTTCACCGGTCCGCATGGGCGGCGGCAGCATCGCTCCGGCAACGAGCACCTTGAACCTGTCCATCGACGGACGATCCTTCAATGGCTTGAAGGGTCCGAAGAGCACGATTGATGATCTCTCCAGCTTCGCAGTCGCGCGTCAAACGTCGGCAGCAGGCTCCAACCCGTCATGGATGAAGTAACATGCCCGTTCTCGAAAACGTCCTGCCCTCCGGGGCCGATACGATCCTGACGATCTCGTCGTTCGGCAACATGCTGTATCAGGCGCGCGGCCTGATCCAGACTTTGTCCGTGATCGGAGAAGCGACGCAACAGGCTCGCACGATCAACGGGACGCTTGTCGATATCTCGGCGGCGCAGTTCCGCAAGTACGCGTCGAAGATCAGCGTGTCGAGTGAGGTCTACGCGCCGCCGCTCGACAACGTCTTCCCGGGCCAGACAGTGACCGTGCACTGCGCGGTCACGTTGGCATTCATCACCGGGACAGCCGGACTGCCGAACCGTCCGGCGGTCTCGGGCTCGACGTGGACCGAGAATGGCTACACGTTTTACAGGCCCGAACTCACGATGATGGTCAAGTCCGTCGAGACGCAATTCGACGAATGGAAAAACATTGTCGGCTGGACGCTGGACCTTGAGGAAATCTAAATGGTAAGAAAATCTTTCCGATGTGTCATTGAGACAAACGGCGCTCAGCTATGCACGGGCATCTTCGTCAACGTCCCATCCGGATTGACGAGAAATCAGGCTATCGACTACATCACCGGCGCTATCGCAAAAGAGGTCAGCCGCTACGCGGCGTCAGAAGCTCTCGGCCTCGGCCCCACCGATCACAATACCGACTGGAATGAAATCGTCACATGACCCTCCCCTTCACATTCTATTGGGCGAATGAGAACGAAACGACGTTCAACGCGAGCACCATGAACGAGTTCGGCGAGGATGTCTTTTCGTTCCACATCCAGCACGATGAAGGACAGGTCCCCACGCTGGACATCATCGTCAAGAACCCGCGCATTGGTTTACTGGCTCCCACGAGGAAATTGTGGACGTGGCTTGCGTGGCAGAGTGACGCCACGGACCCGGTCTACGCAGGCGCGCTCGTGCCGCTGTTCTTCGGCGTGCTCGTCGGCGTGCCTACGAGCCTGTTTCAAGAGAAGGTCACTCTCCAATTCATCGCGCGCTCGCCGCAGTTCATTCGAAACAAGCAGGCGCTTGCCGAAACCATGAAGACTTCACCCTACTACGATCCGATCTTTATCGAGACGAGCAAGCGCGATGACCCGGACACGATCCTCGAAGGCTGGTCCGCGCTCTGGCATATCGACCGCACATCGATGGCGATCACCGCGAGCGACATCCTGACCGGCGAAGACGGCACCGTCACGTTCGATGAGAGCCACGCGTTCTATAACAGTGTGTCGCTGCAACTCGGGCAGCCACCGCTGGACAACATCCGCATCGAAGCGACCGTCAACTGGACCCAGAGGTCTTCGGGTTACTTCGTCGTGCCCACGGTCAATATCTCCAGCTACACTGGGGAGACGCTGATCAATGATTGGTCAAAGCCGGGAGCCGGTCTTGGCGGCGGGTATAAGTGCGAGACCAGCTTCGTCACGGATACTTATCTCATCAATGAGACCCCGACCACGACGTACAATTCACAGTGGACGAACACTGATCCAAATCCGGGCCAGTGTTCAAACGCTTCGTCGTCCTTTCAGTCGAGTGGTCCCGCCTTGCTCTCGCCGAACCCGTTGCAGAACGTGTTGACGCAATACTTGAAGTCGGGCGTGTGCTTCCCGGACAGTGACCCGCCGATGAATACGCCGATGGAAAACTCTTCGAGCGGCGTGATCATTCCGCTCTGGAACGTCGCGATGGATATGACGATCCGCTACGACGCGAGCCGCCAGTTCTCGGAAATTCTGTCGTTCGACATGACTGCGAACGTGCAAGGCATCCTTGCATCGCCGCTTGTCGATCAGCACACTGAATTACTGACGATCTCGTCGGTCGATATCGGTCAGCCGCTTGTCGAAGTGGACGCGTGGACCGACTTCTTGAGCGCGGCTGTTGGCATTGGGCAAGTCGTCTTCCCGAATAACCCGACGACGCCGGGCGGCTTGTCGTATCAGATTTGCGTCGTCGCTGGCACCGCTGGCGCGACCGAACCCGTATTCAGTGATGTCCCCGGCTTCACGACGGCGGATAATACTGTGACGTGGTCGAGCCTCGGCACTCAGGGCATCTCGCAGGCGTCGAAGTGGTCGCCCGGCGCGTTCGTACCACTCGGGCAGATCATGCTCTTGCAGCAACAGACCTTCAACGTTAACACCGGAAGTTTTGAAGATGTCCCGGGCTCGTCGAGCTATTACATCTGCACGACTGCCGGAAAGACCCGTGGCACGTACACGATTTACTCGTACACTCCGCCGGTCACGTCCAACGTCGAGCCCACGCCCGCGATCAGGCATATCGACTATATCGCGCAGCCGACATTTTCGACGAGCGTCGGTGCTCACATCTCGGACGGCTCCGTGGGCTGGACCGTGCTTGGCGTGTCGCCCGCGCTGCTCAGCATCCCGATTGGCGGCACGCCGGACAACGTCACGGCGCGCAGCTACTTCCCAACCGCTCGCGGCATCACGAGCGTAGAATACCTGATCAGCCGCGCCCGCGCTCGGCTGCGCTTCCGCTCTCGCGCGGTGAAGATTGGCTGGGAAGCGCGCTTCGCCGACGTGGTCCCGCTGTCGTGCCGCAAGAACGCGACGCTGTTCGATCCCCGGCTCCCCGGAGGCGCGGCGACGGGCAAGGTCACGGGCTATTCGCTGTCGTGCAGCGGCGACGGCGTCATCAAAGGAAAAGTCGAGATCGGTTGCGCTATCGGCTACGGCAACAGCATCAACGAGATCACTGGCACGCCGGAGTACGTCTCGGCGGGCTACGTGCAGTCGGGCTATCAGGTTTACGACGGCGCGATGCAGGCGCACGGAAGCGGTGACACGACGTTCTCCCCGCCGGTCAACGGTGGCGGTTTCGACGATGGGCTCGTTTTCCCACTCCGTTGGCGTGATGTGAGCGACGGCGGTCTCGTCAGCGGGTCTCTCGCCGATCAGAAGGCAGCGATTGAAGCTTCGTTCGTGACAGCGCGCGTTCTGAGCTACCTCAACCAAGTAGGCGGCTCACTCTCGCAGAGCGCCAACCCGAGCCAAGTCATCACGGGCGTTGATCCTTCTACCGCGTGGACGATCACACGTGAACAGCTTGCGCTGCTCAGTCAGAACACCCCTTACGTCATGGCGGCAAACCCGGTCTCGTGGTCGTGTCTGCTCAAGCCGTGCGCGAACAACGGACCGTTCGGTGGGTCATACGCGATCACCGTCTCGCCGCTCGTGGTGCCGCAGGGCATCAATCTCGAAGCTCCGTCAGCGCCGTAAAGGGTAGGACAATGGCTGGTCTTGAAGGCATCATCCGCCCATTCGTGGGCAGCAACGTCGCTCCGCAGCCCTTCCATCCGGGCACCAGCACAAGCGCGCCGCCCGTCCGGTTGTCTATCGGCCTTGTCGGCGGCTCGAAGACGTTCGCGTTTAGCCAGAGCAGCACGCTGACCTCGTACATGGCGGCGGTGCATACGGAGAAAGCGTCGAAGGCATTCGACATGACGACGGGAAAACTGGCGCAGTAAAATGACGGGATATTCACGCAGAACTCACATCGTTCGTATCTCGGATGCGAAGCCCGGCGACCCGCCGAGCGACACGTACATCGATGTCGAAGTGCTCGACGCGATTGCATTTCAAACGGGACGGGGCGAGGAAGTTGTCTTGCATATAGATAACTCTGATCCGTATATCGTGGACGACACGGGCGGCGGTCATGACAAGAGCCCGGACGAACCCACCCAGCGCACCCACATGAAACGTGTCACGAGCAAGACTGACCCGACCCAAAAGCTTGACATTGAGGTCATGGACATTCTGGCGTTCCAAGATCAGCGAGGCGAAGAGTGGATTTTAGACGCGCAGGCGTTGCCCGGGGTTAGCAATGCTGTTTTTAATACGACAGACGGGTCGGGTGATAGCTTCGCGACACGTCGGGTACACGACGAGAAAATCGCGGACCCGTTTGGCGAGAAAGACCCGACTAGCTACTTGACTTCTCAACGGTGCGATGCAGTTGCGTTTCGCGGGGCCAAAGGCAAGGAGGTTGTGTTCGCGTGCCCGTCGAATGACGACCCGAACTCAAGCGATCCGCGCGCTTCGACTTACGTCTGGAGCCCTGTCGGCTACGATCCGACTGATGAGAGCGACCGCGCGGTCAAGCCGCCATCGCTCTCCGACAGCGGAGACAAACACAACTATCTCAATTTCGTCAAGGACGCTGGGGGCTTCCTGACCGGCGACGAGAAAATCCAGATGGGGCCGTTCTGGTGGATCAGGAAAGTGGTCAACGGCGGTGCTGGCCTGATGGTTATTGGGCTCCGCACTTCTAGCATAGACGCTACGGGTGCGCCTCCCCGACCGTTTCCGTTTACAAAGTTCGCCTATGACAGCGATGCCTATGATGTGATGACGTTAGACCAAGCGCTGATTAACCCTCAAGCGACGCAACCAGCAACAGTCAATCCCCCTTCCAGCGCAATGCTGGGGGCGAGCTATATGTTCACGATAGGGCCACCAACAGTCTTCGTATCAAATCAAGACTGGGGAGGGATCAGCGCCACCCAAACAGATACTTATCGGGAGCTTGTTTTCAACATCGCCGCGATCAAGGCGCAACTTCCGCCCGGGGCTACCACCCTCACGATTTCAGCGGTCGCCCCTATTGTAACAGGCTACATGACCGCCGCCTCGCCGCACGGACCATATTTGCAGGGGTCAATCGTGACTGGACACGATGTTAGTTCCGTCTACGCAACTAGTGCGGATGGCGCGATAGCGGAGGCCACACGGGAGTATATGACCATCCCGGGAATGATCAGCGTAGCCAATGCAGTAGCCTATCCCGCCGGGCCGCTATGGCCAACTCTATGGACGGTTGCGGCAGACATTACTCAGCAGAACCTCATCGGCGTCAGCTTTTTCTGGCAGGCGACTGGATACACCTATCGGTCAAAGAACATTGATAGGAAGCAAGCTCTCACCTTCACAGGAGGGTCTTCCGGGGTATGTTCAGATCAGGTCACAGGGCGTGTCGCTCCGCTGGATAAGTGGACAGGCGCTAGTTCGGAAGTTATGTGGAGTTCGCCACCGTTCGTCCCGGCTCTCTCTTTGGGGCAATCGGTACAGCCTGCGGCGGGCTTCAGTTGGACAATTGACCTCAAGACCCTGAAGTTTATTAGCCCGGCGGATGATGGAAGCGCGTTCCCGCCAGCGTGGCCGAGTGATCCGAATGCCCCGGCTCAAGCAACACCTTGACACAGCCTCAAAATATGGTTAATACCTTCCCCTCTTCCCAAAGGATAAACTCATGCCCGCCAGTCTCGTCTACCGGACAGCCGATGCAACGCGATGGGGTGGCGGCCAAGGCTCCGATCTCGCCGCCGTCACCATTGACTTGAATTTCTGGACGCTGTTCTCCGCCGTCGATGTGCTTGAAAATGCACTGGTCGTGAACGCGGGCATTGACTACATCAATCAACCGACTGGCGGCAATATTTTCTACGTCCATCTGACCGATCACCGGGTGCTCGGGCCGTTCACAATCCCGAGCTGCGCAGTGGGTTGCGCGCGGCGCTTGGGCTCCGACGACCTCCTATGCGGCCTACGACGTGGTCTCAAACAACGGGTCGGTCTACTTGATCACCATCCCGCACACGAGCGGAGCGACGTTCTCCGCGTTCGCAACGGATGGGGCGGGCCACAACCTCTACAATCTTTTGCTGTCGCAGCCCGCGAACCAACTGCCCCTCGGCGGCCACGCCGGGGCAGCGGCTCATCAAGTTGGGCACGGGCGACTTCGTCACCGAGTGGCAGACGGACTTCGTTCGTCTCGCGTTGTTCGTCGCGGGCCTGCCCGACGCGGGCGAGCTAGTGTTGCAGTTCGCAGTGGCCGACAACATGACCCTCCCCGTAGGGCTCTCGGGGTCCGTGATCTTCTCAAACCTCCCGGCTGCGGCCCCGGCTATTTTCCAGATCAACAAGAACGGCGCGGCCATCGGGACAATCGAGTTCGCGCCGTCCCCGCACGTCATCGTCAGTTTCCCGGCAGCGATCACCTTCGTCCCGGGCGACATCATCACCATCACGGCCCCCTCGCCGCAAGACGCGACGCTGTCGGACGTGTCGCTGACGCTCGTCGCCGACCTCACGCTCTAAAGGACTAGCCAATGACGACTGATTTCAACCCACCGACTACCACGTTGTTCTCTTTTGCGGCGGCGGCAGCTTCGGCTACCGTGTCCATCAACTACGACAGCCTGCGCGGGTATTCGATCCAGAAGTCCGACGCCGGGGCCGCCTCGACGGACCGCTTGGTCTTTCAGGGCAAGGCCGTGCCCGCGTCCACGCCGTGGACGGCAACAATGAAGATCGATACGCGCGTTGTCGGCAGTGGCGACTTCGACCGGATCGGTATCTCGCTCTACGACACTGTATCCGGCAAGCTGCTCCTGCACGGCATCAACTTTCAGGGCGGCACGATTGACCTGACGGACGATGTACTTCACCGCGCTCGGGACGTTTAGTGCTTCGCCGTACAGTCAAGCCGTTGTCGGCACGCTGCCCCAATGGTTTCGCGTCAGCTTCGATGGGACCACCTATACGTTCGCTATATCGTTTGACGGGAATATCACGTGGGTCACCGTGGCCTCGCTCGCCGCTGCGAGCTATTTCACGGCGAACAAGGTGGGTATCGCGCTGGAGACATTCGCTGTCCCCGTGATCAAGCCCACCGCTCTGATCCTCTACTACAATGATCCTGATTTCTGATGTCTACTATTATCTTCACAACGGAAGAGATGTTCGGGGCCTCGTTTGGCTCCACGTTCGGGACCCCGCATGCGGGTGGCGGCGCGACCGCCGTTGTCACATATGACAGCCTGCGCGGCTACTCGATTGCACGAACGGACAGCGGGACTAGCGGAGAGGCCGCGTTCTTCACGGGCTCGCCCGTGCCTACACCCGCCCCACCGCCGGGCGCGAAGGGAGGCTCGGGCTC